TAGACTTTTTCCTGAAGTTGTTCGACCTGCATTATCTGACCGTAACGGCTGGATGATTGCAATAGGGACCCCCGCTGGACATAATTCATTCTTTGATTTGTATAATCATGCGTTACACCAAAATGATTGGTACGCTGACAGCTTTAAAGCAAGTGAAACAGAAATTATATCTGAGTTAGAATTAAACGAAGCAAAAGCTTTAATGCCACCTGAGGTATATGAAAGCGAATTTGAAGTATCGTTTGACTCGTCAGCTATTGGTAGTATCTACGCAAAAGGTTTAACAAAAGCAGAAGAAGAAAATCGTATTACAAAAGTTCCTTACGATACATCTTTGAAAGTAAATACTTTCTGGGATTTGGGAATGGCGGACAGTACTTCTTTATGGTTTATACAACAAAAGGGATCTGCTTTTCATATAATAGATTATGAAGAACACACAGGCGAAGGTTTAGAATTTTACGCAAATCTTTTACAAGATAAAGGATATTTATACGATACACACTATTTGCCCCATGATGCTAATGTTAGGGAAATAGGAACTGGTGTATCACGATTAGAAACAGCACAAAGTTTGGGCTTGCGGACATCAATCGTTCCCAAG